TGACATCTACTGCATCACTAAAATCCTCTACCTTTATTTCTTTAGAGCCACTTCCTGTTTCATATGGATATGCAGGTGGCAAGAAGTCTGCAAAAACTTTAACCAATATTTTAAATTCACTTTTTTGTGAATAATGCAGTCTTTTATGAATAGCACTCATGACCTTGGTGCCTTTTTCTAATAAAGCTATGGTTGTACCCACAGGCATAGATGCATTTGCATCTCCTATGTTCATATCTGCAATAGCCGCAAATCTTTGTCCACTTTGCACTAACAAGCCAAGAAGGTTAAATAAAACATTGCTTGGCTCTTTATAGGGTAATGGCATGAGAGCATCTCTTAAGGCACCACCCGGTGCATCTATGTCTCTAAACTCACCCGGTTGTAGTGGTGAAGCCTCATCCCTGATTCTGATTCCTCTAGCCTTAAATCCTGCTGGTAAATTGCTTAATGTACCTGCATCAATTAATTGTCTTAATATTGAGGTAGATGCTTTGGATAAGCCACCAATCATGTGTGATAAGCCTAAGCCATAGAAACCTAACCCCGGTAAAAACTTGTATTGCACAAAGTAATTTATTTTATTTTTTACTGGGTCATCAGGTAAATAGTTTCTTCTAATAGATAAAATCTTTCTTGATGACTCATCAATGGTAATGATATAAGGCAACTTAAGTCCTGTTGGCTCACCATTTTCATCTACATCTTCATAGCCTTCTATGTCTGCTATGGTGTGTATTTCATAAATCTTTCTATCACTGCTATCACCATAGTTAGGCTCTACACCTTGTATTTTGTTTATTTCATCTGTGACATCATCAGTGATGTTTATTTCATCACCAACCAAGTCAACATCTTTGTAGAATCCTGATATTTGCAATTTTTTAATTTCATTGCTAGACATGTTGACCATATGAGTAACTCTTTCTGCTGAAAGAAGGTCTGTGCTTTCATATGGCACTAACAAATCTTCAGCAGGCACAAATTTAGATACAGGTCTTTTTAATGCCTCATCATAGTAAACTTTTTTAAATGCACTACCTGATAGAGGTAGATAGAACAATAGCTGATCTAATTCAGGGTCATACTCAGGCATCTTGTTCATGATGTAGTAATTCATAAACTCTGCCACTCTCTCAGCCTGCATTTCTACATTAGCTGATCTTTGTCCAACAATTTGAGTTTTGACCGGTCCTTGTGCTGGTAATAATTCCTTATAAGCCTGTGCTTGAAATTGTGTTACTGCTTCAGCCAATATGGGATGAATTACTCCTGAACTGCCTTCAAATGGTTGACTTCTTTGGTCATCAAATCTCATGCCAAGATATTTCAAACCATCAGTGTAAGTTTTCTCCCACTCTTTTCTTGATTCTTTGTCTGACTCTATATCACTTATAAGTTTGTGTGATAATAGTCCAAGCACACTATCATCAAGATATTCTGCTATGTTGCTATCAAAAGAAATCTCTGCCTCTAATGATTCTATTTCATCCAAAATAATTGAATCATCAGTAATGGTAACCTCAAGTGAATCAGCTAATTGTTCATCAAAGGTTGGTTGTTCAGGGGGAATATCAATAGATTTGGATTGATCTACTATGTCAGGATTGTTTTCTGTGCCTAATTTTCTCTCTGTAACCATTTAGTTTATTGCCTGTTTGAATTGTTGAATATCAGTATTTATGCTTTGCATATCTCCAACTATTGTTGGGTACATTAATTGTCTATCTAACTCTGCTTCATTGGGGTCTTTGTAACCTTCAATTAAACTTTCTTGTATTAAGGGCATGAATTTGTCCACTATTTCTTGTCTTGTCATTATTGACATGGTTTCAGGATTATAGCTTGGTAAAAGATATTCTTTTCCACCTATTTCTAAACCAACAATTTTCATTGTAACTTCTTTGTTGCCTTCAGGTGTTTTTTCTATACCCTGTTTGTTGTTTGTAACTACATTGTCATGATAATTTTGTAAAAATTGTTTATTTTTAATAAATCTTTGCATGTGGTTTTTATTCTCTGTAACCATATTAATGTATTGTTCTTTTTTCTTCTGTTGATCTTAAAGCTATGATGTCAGTAAGCTCACCCACAACCTCATAGCCTTCTCCCTCTGCTATAAGTGATGCATCTTCCTCTGACTCAGCATAGATGTTTGGACCGCTGTATTCTTTGTCATCATGAAAAAATTTAGTGATATATACTTTCATCAATAATAAACCAGTTGCCCTCTGTCAAATGTTACTTCATCCTCATAATCAGATTTTAATTGGATAAAGCCTCCTTGTCTAACTCTCATTAAAGCCATGGTAGAACTATCACAAAAGTCATCATGCTCACCAAATGGAAAAGATGCCATTTCTTCAATGACCTCTTCTGCAAACTGATCATCAGTTGCCCATATCATACCACTTTCAAACATGGGTGACACACTGTTCATTCTAGCTATCTTGTCTTGACCTCTGCTTGGTGAGTAAGATTGTACAGGTATGCCCATCTTTCTAAGCTCATGAGTAAGTGGTGTGCCTGAAGCTTTTGCCTCAATTAGCACTATGTCAGGCTCCCAATACTTATATTCTTCTAATGCTATCTTTTTTAGCTCAGGAAAATCTACTCTGTACCTATTGGCATCCAAAAGTATAATGGCTTGCTCTGTGCCATCTTCAGGGTCAAAGATACCCCATGTTGTTATAGCACTATAGTCTGCTGTCTCCTTTTTTGAAAAAGCAGTATCATAGGATTGTATGACTGTGTGACATGCAGGAATGTCATCTTGTTCCCAATTTTGCCACCACTCTCTTTTGACAATACTTCCACTCTCTGCTGTTGGGTTTTGCATCCATTGTGCGTTCCATTTGCTAATAGGTAAAGATGCTTTAACACTAAGCAGTTCTTCTTTTTTCCAAAACTCTGCCCATAAAGGCTCATCAGATTCAGGCATGATAGCTGGAAACTCTACCACCTCCCACTGATCTGCATTTTCTTCAGACTGTCTTTTCAGTAGTCTGCCAGCCAAGTCTTTACTGCTCCATCTTGTCATTACCAATACTATGGTGCCTCCCGGCTGTAATCTTTGTCTTGGACCGCTGGTGTACCATTCCCATGCACTTTCCATGGCTGTGGGTGACATAGCATCTTGCTCAGAATGTGGATCATCTATAATTAAAAGATCAGCACCCCTACCAGTGATAGCACCACCAACACCTGAGTAGAAGGCTTCTCCACCATCATCAGTTGTCCATCTACCTGCTGATTTATTATCTGCTGACAATGATATGTTGGGAAAAACATTTTGATATTCTTCACTGTCAATGATGTTTCTTACCCTTCTGCCAAACCTAACAGCAAGTTCTGCGGTGTGTGTTGCTTGAATAATTTTAAGTGCTGGATTTAAACCCATCATCCATGCAGGAAAGTAGGTAGATGCAAATTCAGATTTAGAGTGTCTTGGAGGCAACATCACCATAAGTCTTTTGCATTTGCCCTGTGAAACTCTATTTAATTTGTCTGCAAGTATTTTATGGTGCCTGCCAAGTATGACTCCATCCCAAAGATATTTGACAAATTCTAAAAAGTCTACTTGACACTTTTCTTGACTTTTTATGTTTTTCCACTTGGATATTAAAAGCAATGCTCTTTTTTGCTCATCATTAGAGAGGGCATCAAAAGATTTTATTTTATTTACATCCATATTTAGGTTGGGAAACTAGAAGCCTAGTTTCCCATTACACTTGATAAGATTTAGAGGAGATAAAAACATACAAAACCAAGTGTTAGTTTATTTTACACAATACCATCTATTTTCCAATCCAAGCCTTGAAACATTCTTGCTTCTGCTTCTCTTCTTTTGGCTAAACCCTCTAATCTTTTACCACCAGCTTTGTTCCATCTAAGTATTTGCTCAGGAACATCATCATAGTCATAAGCATTTAATTTTTTTAAAAGTGTGCTACTTCCAAGATTAGACGGTCCTAAGTTATAACAAAAGCTAACCAATGCTGAAAATTGACACTCCTTGAGAGGTGCTTTAACCAAGTTTTTTACATGCCCTTCATATTCTAATAACTCTTCCTCAAGCATCATATTGGCTTTCTCTTGTGACCAAACATCACCCATCTTTACACCTTTAGTATGTCCATAGCCTATGGTTGGCACATTGACTGCATCAAGATATGCCACACAATTACCCTCATCATTGGTTGGGCAACCTTCAAAATGTTTAATTAATTCAACTCCTGCATCTGATATATGCATATTATTCCTCCTCTTTTTTAGTAGTAACTTTTCTATAATACACAACCACATCTTTGAGTTCTGTAATATATCTTTTAATCTCTTGCATGTTGTAAGCCATAATTTCATAGTCAGGTATTGTCATAGCAAGAAAAACCAATTCACCTTCTTGTTTTTCTATTTTTGCTAGTTGCTCCTCCCAATTCTCAGGTGTAACAGCAATCCACTCAGGTTGCCTTAAATCAATCTCTCTAGGCATGATAGGTTGAACTATCTGCCTTTCTATAGGCTTTGCACTTACCTGTATTTGTTTAGTTGGAAGTAGACTGCAACTGCAAGCCATTATCAAGACCATCAACAGTGGTGCTGATTTTCTCAATGTCCTCCATGATATGCTTTGTACCATTGTTTATTTTCCTTTGCATTTCAACTGGGTCAGCCAATATTTTTGAGGCTAACTCATAGTTTTGTATAAACTGTGTATATCTATTTAGTTCTCTTTGTGCAATTTGACTTTTTACACTAAGGTCTTGAAGCTGTTGAGTCTGCAATTCAAAGTCTGCTTGAATAGACTTTATTGCTTCTTCTTGTGTTGCTACTGCACTTTCTAGGGCAACATTGTTTGCTTGTAAGATTTGATTTTGACTGTATAAGTAATATGAAATAGCAAGCAAAACTGCAACTATGCCAAGCAATACTTTACTCATTGCCCATAAACTAACTGCTGATTATCCATGCACCAATCCCAAGCTTCGTGACTTTCATATAGAAATGCTTGACATTTTTTGTATTGTTCTCTCCATGCATCAGAGTCAAACTTGTCATTCCACTCCAAACTAGAGTTTTCTGCTATAGGTATAAATTTAGATGGGGTTGAACAGCCTATTAGAAATATGCTAACCAGCAAGAGGATTCTTGTTGTCATCTTTGATCTCCTCAATTCTTTTGTCTAGGCTTTCTAAATCAGCTTTAATGGTGGCTATGTCTGTTTTAATTTCTGTGACATCAGGTACATCTATGCTATCAACTGCTTTTTCTAAAAATTGCACAGATGTCTCAATGCCAGCAAACCTTTCTTCAATAATCTGCACATTATCTTCTGCTTCACTAATACCACCAATCTTAGCTTCAAGGTTTTCTAGTCTATTAACATACTCTGCTCCTTGATAACCAAAGCCAGCAAGGGTTCCTACTATGCCCACAAGAGCTATGATTTGTGTTGTTTTATTTTGAAACCAATCCATGTTACCTCCAAATTTGTGGTTGTCCTTTTGTCATGCTTTCTAAATTATTAATATTTGTTCTTGCATAATCATAGAAAGCTTCAATGTTATCGTTCATGGTAATATTACCATAAATATCTTGAGAAGAATACCAAACATTTTGATCAGGTATTTCATAACTTGTATATGCACTAAATTGTGGCACATACCCTATAAGTGCAACTAAGCTTGACTCATCACTATATTCACCAGTAGATTGCTGTTCTTGTTGCATTTCTTCTTGTTGATCTTGAATGTTTTGGGCAATAATTTTGTCTGCTATTTGGTCAGCCTCAGATTGTGTCATGACACCACCCACTGCTGTATCAATCTGTCCTTGCATGTCTTGTACCTGCACATCAGCCATGACAACTTGAGTGCTACCATCTCCTGTGTTCATGGGTGTAATGGTCATGGTGACAGAAGCATTTGAGCCTGAACTCATAGACAAGACTTGATTGTTTTGTGCATTGGCACTGGCTATTTGATCAGACATGCTTGGAGATGAAGATGTGCTTATACCACCTGATGATGTGCTTCCACCCTGTGAAGAAACTCCACCTGTGCCAGTGGCAGAGGAACTACCTTGTGAGTTGCCACCACCATAATTGATGCTATTGCTTGCAGTATTCAAAGCATTTTTAATTACATTAGAGGCTATTATTTTGCTTTTTGAAGGTGATGCATCAGTGTTGGTGACATCTATTTCTTCTTCTATCTCATCTAGTTCTTCAAAGATTTCTTCTTCTGCATCTGCAATCAACTCTTCTTCAAGCTCTGCAAAGACTTCCTCTAATTCTTCAAACACCTCTTCTACAGCCTCTTCTTCAAATATTTCTTCTATAAATTCTTCTTCAGGCTCATCATTCTGAGCCACCTCTTCCTCATCTCTGTGTTCTTCATGATGCTCTTCTCTTTCTGCTTCAAACCAATCATCTAATTCTTCAATGGTGTTAATTACCAAAAAGTTTTCAGGCTCAGTAAAATCTTCTACGAATAAAGTCTCTTGCAAGATAAATTGCTCAACAAACACATCCTCCTGTGGTAAAAAATCATCATGACCACGAAAATCATCAATAAATGGTAATGGCTCAGGGTCAAAGAAAACAATCACCTCATCTGCAAATGGTTCTTCAAAAAAATCATTGTGGTCATCAAATTCTTCATAAGGCACAAACATTTCTTCTTCATAGACTTCAACAACATAAAATTGATCTTGAAACTCTTGATCATCATGAGTGCTATCAAAGTTACCAGTAGCAAATTGTTCTTGTTCATCTATAAAACCATAATCAACATTACTATCATCAAAAAAAGCTACTGACTCTTCTTGTCTATAGCCTGCACAAAAAGGTGCATATTGAGGGTCATCTGCACATTGTTGGTCATCATAAGCTTCCCAATAGTTAGGGCATGACTGACTATAAAGCTGAGTGATATTGCATTGTTGAGTTAAATAGGCTTGTTCATAGCCACTGCAACTGGTGTCATTAAGTGGGTTGGAACAATCAATGCTATTACCACTACCCACACCATATAAGCTACCACCACCTTCTAAAAGAGTGTTGGAAGATGAATCATTCCAATTTGTAGATACACATGAACTGCTGTTGGTGGTTCCTGTATTACACTCATCATAAAACAAATATTGATAAACCTGTGAGCTATTTGCACCCACCTCTCCAATGATGACATCATGATTAGTGATGTCTAGTTCATCATATCTATACTCAAAAGAATGATTTGGATAAAGTATGACCTCAAAGCTATTGTCAGTATTATTTCTGCCATACTCTTTCATGTCATACCAGCCAAAGATCATTTTCGTGCTATCTCCCCAAGACTTCATTCTTGAGCCACTGTCTTGGATTAAATCAGTCCAAAAAGGAAACATGGTGTAGGTGTATTGAGAGCCAATAGGGTCAGGAGTATAGT